GATTTCATATTGTTCGGCTATTTCTCGCTCTTTCGCCATGTCGTTTAGTCCAAGCATAGTTTTGAAATCATACTCAATGTCAGCAACAGAATGTTTGAAGAATTTATCTGCCTCGTCGTTGCGATTGATTTTGAATAGATAGTAACCAGTAAAATCTTTTGTATCAAACTCTAAATGGGCGCAATCTAAGTTGTCTTTCAAATCTTCCATGAGACGGTGTATACTACCCTGCTCTAAAGGAACTACTCTGCCATTAACAATTTTAGTATTATTGTAAATGGATTCGACAATCTTATTTGTAGGCAACCAGCAAAATGAGTTAAATCCGCGCTCACTGGATTCTTTGATATAAAGATAGCTGGTTGTTTCAACAACGGTAAGGTTGAGATTAGCTGCCGCACGACAATAGTTCTCATAAACAGTATAGTTGATATTCATAGTAGTTCCTTAGTGAGTTTCAATACAAGTATTGTAACAGATTCTGATGTTTGTGTCAAATATGGTGTTGTTATTACGCAACTTCCGCATGTAGGCACTCCTATTTTACATCCCCCTATGTTCGACAAGAATAGTATATCATCGCCTCTAACTTCCTGTCAATACAGCAAAAGTATTCATTTTATCTATTGTAGATAAATAATATGGTGAGCAATCACTAACTTCGGCGTCAACCGTACCTGACAGAAAGCAAAAAATGGACGAAAATATCGTTAACACAATCGCTGACAGTGCTCAGCAACAAGTAAATCAATCAATGGATGGTTCTCAAAGTCAAGACCAATCTCAACAACAAGTAAACCCAGCACAAATTCGTAAGAGTACTCAACAATCAATGTTGAAAGCGGCATCAAACGCTACTGGCATGGAATTTCAAAGTATGGAAGACCTACTCTCTACGATGGCTCGTATGAACCAGCAAATTCAGCAACTACAAGGTTCACAGCAAAGTCAACCACAATCTCAACAACAAGATGACGGTGGCAAAAAGCGAGTAACAGGCAATGACCTACAAGACCAAATCTTAGCAATGAAGCAAGAGATGGAAGCTAAGGAAAAGCGCCTACGTGAAAAAGAACTAAACGACAACATTCGTATGGCAATGGGTGATCGTTTCGACGGTGATCTTATTGACTATACAATCAACAAAGTTCGTGAAGGCTTAGTTGAGCAAGATGGTGAATTCATCGTTGTTGATAGTAAGAATCGTCAGCGTTATACACAAGACGGCAACCCAATGACTGTTCGTGACCTAATCGAAGAGTTGGCACGTAACAATCCTAAATTACTACGTCAAGCACCACAACAAGGTGGCAGTGGATTACGTCCGCAGAGCGGCTTTGATGGCGCACCGGGTGATGGTGAGTTTGTACCTGATTACACTAAAGACCCAGCGGCTTTTGCTAGTTGGGCAAGCAAGCGTGGTCTAGGTAAAGGCACCGGATTGAAAGGCGTTACAGCATCAGTCTATAACTCTACAAACATCTCTAAGAAGTTCTAAGAGTATTTGCCCCTTTATTGGGGCATTTATCTTTGTCTAGTTCTAATACAAATAGATAAAGATAAATACAAATACACGGTGACTCCGTATCGTCAAAACTCGGTGAAACCGTTATCTTCAACACAAGCAAACTATTTCTAACGGTGGAGTCACTGTAGAAATCTCTTTTTAATTTTTATATCTAAGGATAAATCATGGCTTATATTTTAGGCGGAAGTTCTGGCGAATCCAATGGCTTTGAGAAAGCTATTGCTGGTTTCGCTCTACGTGCAGTTCACGAATCACAAGGTTTGGTCAATATGACTTCAGTTGTTACTCCAACACAGGGTAACCAATTTGAAATCCCATCATTCGCACCAATCACATATCAAGACTACAACCCAGCTGGTACTGGTGGTACAGTCTCTGGTGATGCTAGTGAACAAAACCCAGCAATCACACAACACTCTATCACAGCTACTCCAGCAGTTGCTGCCACAGCGTTTGATATTTTCTACGGATGGACTACATCATTCCAACTAGCTGCTACTCTAGGTAGTGAACTAGGTGATTCATATGCTGAGAAAGTTGACCAGCGTGTTGCTGCCGCTTTCACCGCATTCAAAGCAACTCCAGGCAATACAAACTACAGTGCTTCAGTTGACGGCTTCACACGTGCTAGTGCTCTAGGCGCTATGGAACTACGTGCTAGTGGCGCTACTGGTGGTACAGCTACTGCTGGCTTCACATCAGCAACAGTTATGGAACTAATCCGTAACGTTAAGCAAAACTGGAAACGTGCTCGTCTACCAGGTGCTCCAGTTGTTGTTCTAGATGGTGACTACTCTTATGCTCGTCTATTAGGCGAACTAACTGGTGGTGCTGTTAACAACAACCTATCTGACATGGGTAACGAGTTGCTATCTACTGGCGCTATTCAAAACATCTATGGCGTAACAGTAATGTTCACAACATTCCTACCAACAGCTTCACGTGCTGTTGCTGGTGGTGCCGCTGAGAACGTTCTTGTTGGTGCTTACTTCGACTCAAGTGCTATCTACACTGTTCTAAAGAACGGTCTAGAGATCAAAATGGGTGAAAAAATTGGCGGCTTGCAACAATGGTTGACCGGCATTGCTTACTTCGGTAGTGGCGTTGGTGATGGTCGTCGTGGTGGTGCTATTAATATTGAGTTGGTTGCGTAAGGATTGACACCAATCGTCTAATCTGATATAATGACTACTATGAATACTTGTTACGTTTATAAATGGACACACTTACCAACTATGAAATGGTATGTAGGTTCAAGAACTGCCAAGAATAGCCACCCAAACGATGGTTATATTTGTAGTAGTCGTTTAGTCAAACCGCTTATCTTAGCTAATCAACAAGATTGGTTAAGAGAAGTCGTTGATGTAGGCACAGCAGATGAGATGTATGCTCTGGAAACAGAAATCTTACAACTATTTGATGCTAAGAATGACTCACGTTCATTTAATGCTCACAACAATGATGGTCTTCCTAGAAACAAACACTTAGCTGGAAAGCCAAGTAATGCTAAGGGAGCAAAGTGGAGCGACGAAGCCAAAGCCAAAAAAGCAGAACAAAATCGTGGTGTAAATAACCCTAGATATGGTGCTGTTATATCAACTGAGCAAAAAGAAAAGCAATCTAAATCAATGACTGGAAAGCCTAGTCATTGGAAAGGTAAAAGCAATCCTCAAGCCGCCAAAAATGGCAAGAAGAGCGCCGCTAAACTATCAGCTACAGTCACTGGCAGAAAAATGGCAACCAGAGAAGACGGCACTCGTTATTGGATTTATCCACAACGAGAGTCAACCAACACAACTCAATAAAGTTAAATCGTATATTCTAAACAAGGAACCCTATGAGCGTAGCATATACAAGAGTATCAACAGCAAGCGTAGACGACATTATCTTTTATGATCCTGCCGCTGAGCGCCGTGCTGACTCGCTCGATGTAAACTGGGACACTTATTTCCAAATCGCATCACAAGAAATTCTCTATCAATTAGAGTTTGGCTGGTGGGCGAGATATGTTCAAGCAACTCTTGGAGCATGGCAATACGCTACTGATAGTAGCGGTCGCCTCGTCACCGCTTTTGATACCTCAAAACTATTAAAGGACAGTCAAGTACTCAAACGCTTAGAAACATTCAAAGCAGTTGAAATCTTCTACGAAGCACTAGTTACAGATATTTCCAACATTAACGAAGTTGATGAGAGAAATTACAAACACGCTAAGGCAAGATTTCACGAAGAATGGGAAAAAGCCGTTCAACTCTCCAACTTCTATGACCTCAAAAAAGATGGCGTCATTGATAAGTTAGAAGAGAATCGTAACGCTGATATTGACTACTTTAATGGCGACAGGAGATACTTCTGATGGCACGACCATTAGTTACTAGCGCTGATGTTACTGCGTGGCTCAAAGCTAAGAAAACTGGCTTTGAAGTCTTTGACGACTTTCCTACTGACATGAAGAATGTCAGACATGGAATTTATGTTAATGACCCAGCTACTAGTGACAGAGTATTACATCGTATTGCCGCTCAAGTCGGCAATAACTTGTACTACGTAACTGACGCTATGAGAATCATCTTGGTTACATTCCAAGGTGATAACAAGAGAGATGCCGCAGTAGATGCTATCACTGGTATTGTCTTAGACGATGAGTTTTTAGACGGATATCATGAGCGCAACTACACAATGGACCAAGAATATTTGAACAGAGCCGAATATCGTACATACGACTTCGAACTAACTAGACTAGAAATTCAATAATAGCCACTACACAAGGAGAAAAACATGGCACGTATTACAACAAATTCAACAGGCACACAACCATCAATGTGGATTACTACTACCTTTACTGGTGGTG